ACAACATTTTTAAAGAACAGAGCAGAGAAAGCAAAAGCAAAACAAAAGCTAGCAGTTGCAAAAATAGAAGCTGCAACAAAGAAAGTACAGAGTGATGCGAACTGGGAAGAAAAAGCTATGGATGCTTCCGCTACTAGTTGGAAGGATGAACTCTGGACTTTGCTCTTTTGCGGAATAATAATTGCGTGCTTCATACCGGCCTGCCAGCCATATTTATCTGATGGTTTTAAATTTTTAAGAGAGGATTGCCCTGATTGGCTATCTTGGGGTATATTAGCAAGTATAGGTGCTAGTTTTGGATTAAAGTCCATAGGCCAATTTAAAAAGTAAAGGAGCAATCATGATTAAAGAATTATTGGAAGTTATTAAGAAAGAAGAAGGCAGTAAGATGAAAGATGGTAAACACATACCATATCGATGCAGCGAAAATAAACTTACTTTGGGATATGGATTGCTCATAGATCCAGAAGTTCCCGGAGCTGGTATTACAGAAGCACAAGCAGAGATGTTATTAGAAACTTCTGTTAATCAATTCTTAGTAGAACTACACAGTAAATTACCTTGGTACAAAGAACAACCAGATCCAATCAAGATAGCATTGGCAAATATGGCATACCAGTTAGGTGTACCAAAGTTATTACAGTTTAAAAAAACATTAGATCATATCGAACATGGAAGGTATGCAATGGCAGCAGCAGAGTGTAAAAACTCTAAATGGTTTCAGCAAACTCCAAACAGAGCAGAGAGAGTAGCTGAAGTTTTTAATAATTTTAGCAAAGGAGAATAAGATGCCCGGTTACATGAAAAAAAAAGCAGGAATGAAAAAAACTAAAAAGACTGCAATGAAAAAAGCAGGAACTAAAAAAATGAAAATGAAAACAAGTAGAAATAAAAGGTCTATGTACTAATGAAGAAACAACTTACAGATAGACAAAAGGCCACACTTAAAAGACATAGCAAACATCATACTGCAAAACACATGACAGAGATGCGTAAGCTAATGCGAGGTGGTAAGACTTTTACTCAATCACATAAAATAGCAATGAAGAAAGTGGGGAAATAATGCCATTTAGTAAATACAGTCCAAAACAAAAAAAGTTAGCAAGAGTTGCTAGTCCTAGAAATAAAATTACAGGCGCAGACTTTGCAAAACTAAGAAAAAAAAAGGGAGTAAAAAATGGCAGTAAGAAAATCCGCAAAGCGTAAGTTTGCTAAAGTACCAAAAACTAAAGGTGGTGTACCAAAGAAATATGTAGCAGGTGCAAAGAACCCCAAAGCAAGAGAAAGAGAGATCAAAAGGACTGCAAGATTATATAGGCTTGGCAAGCTAACGCCTGCAATGATGGATAGAATAAGCAAACAAAGGAGTAAAGGATAATGTCTAAATATGGAAGCATACCCGGTTCAGGAAGGTTCTCTAAATCTACACTTGATAAAGTATATAAGCGAGGATTAGGTGCATACTATAGTTCAGGATCAAGACCAAAAACTTCTGCACACGCTTGGGCTATGGGGCGTGTAAAATCTTTTGTTTCTGGTAAAGGTGGTGCAAGAAAAGCAGATAAAGATTTAATTAGAAAGAAGTCCTAATGCCTGATAAACAACCACCCAAAACTAAAAAGTATTTTCGATCTACCAAGTCTGGTGCAGGTATGACCAAAGCAGGTGTAGCTAGATACAGAAGAGAAAACCCCGGATCTAAATTACAGACTGCTGTTACAGGTAAAGTAAAGCCGGGAAGTAAAGCTGCTAAAAGAAGGAAGTCTTTTTGTGCAAGAAGTGCAGGGCAGATGAAGAAGTTTCCGAAGGCAGCGAAGAACCCTAACTCAAGATTGAGACAAGCAAGAAGGAGATGGAAATGTTAAAAAGATTATGGAATAAAATAAAAAATATCTTTAGCAAAAAAACTAAAAGAGGTAGACCAAAGAAACAATAGATTGACATATACTGTCACTAGTATATGATACTAGTATTGATGGAGGTTTATATGAAAACAATACTAGGTAGAACAGCTACCGATAAATGGTTAGCGTATCAAAGTAAAAGATTTGATAGGCATGAATTTTTAAAACAAGAATTACACTACAAGATAAATGCAGCCAATAAGTTTCTTGCACTTAAAGTTGATGGCAAGAAGATAGCTGATTGGAATATAACAAAGCTTGTAAGTGATACAAGAACACCGGCTACGATTGCTGCACAGATTATAGATCAGATCATGGCCTATGACTTGTCTTACAAAACTATGATAGGCTACTACAATACTTTTCGTAGTATCTTTAGTTTCTTTCTAGACAGCGGTTACACACATTCTTTTGCTTTAGGTATGGTCAAGTTTCCTAAGAGACAACATACAAGCTTTGATGTAGAGAACAAAGCAATCAAGATTAGCAAGGATAGAATACAAACTATCTTATCTAAGACTGATGCAGAATATAAACTAGCTGTTAAGTTTGCAGCATACACAGGTCTAAGACAAGGCGAACAAAGAGAACTGCGTTGGAAGGATATAAGCTTTGATAACAAAACTATATCTGTTACAAGATGCGTACAGTTATTTGATACAGTTGGTTTTACAAAAACTAAGAATGGTCAAAGACAAGTACCTCTTAGCGAATCACTTGCACAAGATTTAAAAGTATATCGTTTATTGCAAGGAGTACCAGACAAAGAAGCTTTGGTATTTCAGAACAATGGTAAGCGTATCTTTGGACAGAAGCTTAGAGATGTACTTAAGAAAGCTTGTAAGAAAGCAGGTGTAGAAGTGATAAGATGGCATGATCTTAGGCATTTCTTTGCTTCTATCTTACTGCAAACTTACGGAGATGACTTACACAAAGTAACAAGCTTTATGGGTCATGGATCTATAGAAATGACTAGAAAAGTTTATGGTCATTGGTTAGATGATCGTAAAAGAAATGCAGAGGATGCTGCAAAGCTTGACGAAGCTCTTAGTTGTCTGTAAAATCATTAGAAACATATTTAAAATCTTCATAATAATCTTTGTTGATAGCCTTGTCCAGAAACATCTGGGCAAGGTTCAACAGTTGTTTTTTGTCTACTGGTTTTCTGTAAAGCTTTCTATCTATTAGAATGCTTATCTCTGTCTCTGTTGCCCAGATAAGTATTTTTTTATTCTTCAAGGGAGTATGTGTCATCCTCTTTCTTTTCCTCTTTTGGTGTATTCACAAACAAATTAAATACAGCGACTTTTACTTTGTTATATCCTTCACCAGTTTTTCTAGATAACTGTATATTAATATTAGCATTTTTAGGATCAGAAAAATACTTTACTAGTTTTTGTCTAAGATCCTCGTCAGTAACATTTAACCATGCTGCTGCTTCTATCTTTTGTTCTGTTGTTATATCTTCATATATTTTTATTTTTGAGTTTCCAAATTCAGGTCTCATATTTCACACTCCTTAGTTCTTTTGTTAATAATTTCTAATAATATCTTACACTTTTTTTCATCTTCTTTTTTATATTCCATAAGGTATTCCTTATTTTTTTCAAAATACTTTCTTATTTCTGCTTTGTAATTAAACTTTACAATAGTTGACATTTGAATATTAAACCAAGCATCCCAATTATCTCTAGGATGAAAAGATACATCATCTATGGGATCATGGTCTCTTGCTTTTGTATTATCCTCCATAACTTTTGCATTAGGAAAAGTCTCCTTTATTCTATCTATATCATCCTGTAAAGGATCTTTCATTTTTTTATCATTTTCTTCTAATTCTTCTTTTATTACTTCTTTTGGACTTTTTGTATTTTCTTGCTGTTTTACCGCACTTAACATTTCTTCTGCTGATGCGTATTCACCGCCATGCAAACCTATACTAGATAAAGCTCTACCTATTGCAGAACTTTCACAAACTTCTACAGCAGATGTTTTAGTAATGTGTGATGATGCTCTTACCTCTTCAGCAAGTCCTGAGCCTATTACTTTATTATTGGCATCAATGATCTTTGCTTGAACTCGTACAACATTCTCATCTATGTGAAGCACATTTGTATCTATACCAAGGTTAAGGCCATAATGCCTTCTAAATATTTCAACTCTATCTTTGACCATCAAATACTTTTTATTACCTTTAACTTTTACACCAGCAGTTGCAGTCATCTTATCTGCTTCGGACATTACTACTTTATGATCTATATTACTCATACATACCTGCCCAGTCTACATACAAGCATCCGGCAAGATAACCAAGTATTAGCAAAAACATAGAAAAACATATTATTTTGCCTATTATCATGTTTGTCCTATGTCTTTTGTGTATAGTAGTAATATCAATGTGTCTCTTAATCATATCAAAGTTAGATATTCTTTTCATTCTACTCTCCATATTTTTTTAGCATTTAATAAAACTTCTGGGTTCATGTCATTCCAACCAAACAACCCATTCCATTGAGGATCGCACAAGCGTAAGACATCTTCTATGTTATCTGCTGCTTTAAGCAATCTCTCCCTTCTTTGACAACTCTCAAAAATTAGCTGTAAAGAATCTTGTAACTCATCCTCGGTAGGTGAGAATGTTTTATATCCACCTCTGTTTGCATACACTATGGTTGGCATTTTATTTGTTAAATGATAATACCCTGCTATCTGTGTCATGTGTGCTGCTCTTATACTAGAGGGTAAACTATTTGATCTAGGAGCTTCATGCACATTGCTAGTCCATTGTGTTTTTAATTCTATACATTGACTATAATCTGGCTTGCCATTGTAAGGCAGTTCGCACTTTGGTAAGTCTCCAAA